ATGTCAAATTTACTAAAGCAAAAGCTCCATGGGAAAACAATTAAGTTTTTTGGTCCACCAGGAACAGGTAAAACTCACAGACTTTTAAAAAGAGTAGCAAGATTTTTAAAAAGAGGTATCTCTCCTGATGAGATTTGTTATATCTCATTTACAAACAAAGCTGTTGAAGAATGTAGAGACAGAGTGCGAAAACAATTTAAAGGTTATGATGAAGATGATTTTAAATATTTTAGAACTCTACATAGTTTAGCTAGACAACAATTCTCTGACATACCTGTGTTAGATCCAAAAGTAGATATGCTGCAATTTCACACTCAATATGGCACAGTCAAAATAAACTATAAACCTACTTGGGATGACCAAAGAGTTTACAACAACTGGTCCTTACAAATTTATGATAGAGCAAGAAATATGAAAATGAATCCAATAGATTTGTATAAGAAAGAACCTAGAAAGAAAGTTAGACTACAACAATTCAAATCAATAATTGCAGGATACGAACAATATAAAACTTACGAAGCTAACCCAGGTGAATTTAAAAACGATAGATTAGATTTTACAGACATGGTGCAAAAATATATTGAATCAGGTTTAGCATTACCTTTTAAAATATTAATGGTAGATGAAGCTCAAGATCTTACCCCTCTGCAATGGGACATGGTTGTTAAGTTAGCTATGAATGCAGATAAAGTTTATATAGCAGGCGATGATGATCAAGCTATTTACGAATGGAATGGTGCTGATGTTATCTTTTTTCAAACCTTTCCTGGTAAAGTAAAAATACTTAAACAATCTAGAAGATTAAACAAAAAAGTACATTTCTTTTCTAAATGTCTTTTAAACGGCATGGAAGGTCATCGAATACAAAAAGAATTTACATCTAACGGTAGTGACGGAGAGATCTATAAATGGAGTACATTAAAAAAGATACCTTGGGAGATACAAGGATCTTGGATGGTGCTTGCACGAATCAATGATGTAAAGAAAGAGATGCAAGACGAAGCTAGAAAGTTAGGTTTATATTTTCAAGATATGCGTGGAAACAAATCATTTGATATTAATCAATGGAAAGCTATCTGTGATTGGCAAACCATATGTGATGGTGGTGCTATAACGAGAGAAGATGCATGTAACATGTATAACTATTTGTTAAACATAGATCACGGCTACCGATCAGCGGACAGCAAGAAATGGAGCTTTGCTCACCCAAACCAAGTCTTCAACTTTGATCAATTACATTTACAAGGCGGTATGGTAGAGGATCGAAAACTTTGGATAGATGCTTTTCAAAGAAAATTTAAAGACAAAGAGAAGAGCTACTTTAGAAAGCTTCTAAACAACGAAGTTAATTTAGATGATAAGGCACGAATCATTATAGATACCATACATCAAGTAAAAGGGGGAGAAGCAGATAATGTTGTAATATCAGCAAAGTGTAATTTTCCATCACATTTTGAAAGAAAAAATTTAGAAGATAGAGTGAAAGAATTAAGAGTTTGGTATACGGGAGTTACACGAAGTATAAACACGCTGCATTTACTTGGGACTTATCACAAATACCATTTTCCCTTGAGTAAATATTATAAATTGTATAAAAGTAACTATGTCTAAAAAACAAATTGGTGGATCCCATTATAAATCTTTCGCCATCGAACCTTGGACATTTGTTCAAGAAAACAATTTGAATCCTTTTCAAGCTAATGTAATTAGATATGCGTGCAGATACAAAAACAAAGGTGGGATTCAAGATTTAGAAAAAATAATTCATTATTGTGAAATGGAGATAGATTTTATGAAAAAGAAAAAGAAGGAAAAAGAAGAGGAGTTGGTATCACAAGGTGAGGTTGAAGAACTCGCTGCAGAGATAGCACAAATGCAAGACTCATGAGTCATCAATTAAATTTTATTTATAATGATAGTGATTGGGTTGCTCCCTCGGAATACCCTGATCTTAGAGCTGCTGATGAGGTTGCAATAGATTTAGAAACAAAAGATACTAACTTAAAAACAAAAGGATCTGGCTGGGCAACTTTTGATGGTGGCATCGTAGGTTTTGCTGTAGCTGCATTAGGGCAGCAATGGTATTTCCCAATACAACATGATGCTGGTGGTAACATGGATCTAGCTGTAACAACTGCATTCATGGTTGATTTACTTAAAAGACCTAGCACTAAAATATTTCACAATGCTTCTTATGATGTGGGTTGGTTATTAGCAAACGGCTTTGAAGTAAACGGTAAGATAGTGGACACGATGGTAGCTGCAGCACTGATAGATGAAAACAGATGGAGTTTCTCTCTCAATGCTTGTGCAAAAGATTACCTTGGTGAAATTAAAAACGAAACCTTTTTAAAAGAGAAAGCAAAGGAATGGGGTATAGATCCTAAACAAGATCTTTGGAAAATGCCTGCTGGTTATGTTGGTTTTTATGCGGAGCAAGATGCTGCACTTACTTTAAAGTTGTGGCAGAGATTTAAAGGCGAGATACAAAAACAATCTATAAACGATGTATGGGAGATGGAAATGGAACTTCTACCTATATTAATTGAAATGAGAAGAACAGGAATAAGAGTTGATGAAAGAAAAGCAGCATTATTGAAAAAAGAATTTAGATTAAAAGAGAAGGAAGTTTTACAGAAGATTAAAAAAGAAACTACTTTGGATGTTGATATTTGGGCTGCAAGAAGTGTAGCACAAGTATTTGACAGATTAGGTGTAGAGTATCCAAGGACTGCAAAGTCTGATGAACCATCCTTTACAACCAACTGGTTACAAAACTGTGAGCATCCAATAGCTGGCCTGGTCAGAGAGGCAAGAGAGATAAATAAGTTTCATTCTACATTTATTGATTCAATACAAAGATATGTGCATAAGGGTAGAATACACGCAGAGATAAATCAATTAAGATCAGATCAAGGTGGAACCGTATCGGGCAGGTTATCTTACGCCAATCCTAATCTTCAACAAATACCAGCTAGAAACAAAGAATACGGTAACAAAATAAGGTCTCTATTTCTTCCTGAGGAAGGCAGACAGTGGGGTTCATTTGATTATTCACAGCAGGAGCCACGATTAGTAGCTCACTACTCTGCGTCTATTGGAGAGCGTTTAGATGGATCTGATGAATTTATACAAGCGTATGCGGATGAGTCGGCAGATTTTCATCAAATTGTAGCTGATATGGCAGGTATATCTAGGACACAAGCGAAGACAATTAATTTGGGTCTCTTCTATGGTATGGGCAAAGCTAAATTATCAAAAGAATTAGGTATTGATAAAGATAAGGCAGAGATACTTTTAAATAAATATAATTCAAGAGTGCCTTTTGTAAAAAAATTAGCTAGTGCAGTTACACAATCAGCGAGTAAGTTTGGTTTCATAAGAACAATAAAAGGTCGTAAATGTAGATTTGATAAATGGGAGCCAGCAACTTTTGGTATGAATCAAGCTATGGATTATAATGAAGCAAAAGCTAATTATGGAAACAATATTAGAAGAGCATTTACTTACAAAGCTTTGAATAGATTAATACAAGGATCTGCTGCAGACCAAGCTAAACAAGCTATGATTGATTGTTACAAAGCTGGTCATTTACCTTTATTACAGATACATGATGAACTATGTTTTAGTATTGGATCAGATAAAGACATTACAATTATAAAAAATAAAATGGAAAATGCAGTGGAAAATTTGAAGGTGCCTTTTAAATGTGATGTTGCTCTTGGTAAATCATGGGGAGAAGCTAAAGATGAATGATGAATATAATGGTGGCACTGCGTACAGGGCCATGTTAAAATTATTTAGAGAGGCAAAAAAAGAAATGGCAGAAGAAAAATATATACCTAAACCTGAACATCAATGTTTAAGATGCAAAGATTTAAGAGAAGTATGGGTATGGAAAGACACATCTGAATCTGAAAAGATAAGAGTAGACTGTCCAATGTGTACCGTACAACGGCCACCGCAAGAACTAAGAGAGCTAGGAATTATCTAGGTTTCTTTTTTGGTAATAGGTTTTGTTCTTTGGTAGTCAGACCACTTACAATTGAATGTTTTGAGTCCTGTTTCAGTAAGAATTTTAATAATGTGGCCTCGTTCGGTTGATTCAACATAGTGCCTAATATAGTTAGGAATATCAGCATACGAATCTCCTTTTTTTAAAGTCATAGATAGCCTGTGTTATAGTTGAATTTTTTATAGGTTGCTAGTATTTTTTACTAGCTGTTTTGTAAAAGACCCTCTGATGCATCAATAACGCTTTGTTCATTGATTCTTTTTTTCAGGTCTTTGATCTTTATATCGATCCACTTCATATCAGTCGTTACTCTACCCTGTTGTAACGCTTGGCTCGCCCATTTGGACTCCAACTGAAGCTTCTCCGATATTAGCATTTGTAGTGCCATTTTTTAGCTCCTCATATGTGATGAAAATCTTTTTTTTAGTATAAAGAGGTTCATCTTGTGCTTTGATTTCACCATTGGTCAGCTTTTTTTCAAACTGTCGTAAAGCCAAAACATCGTTGTCAGCCTTAATTATCCCATCAAAATACTTACCTTCGTATCGTATCTGAATTCGATAATTGTTCATAAGAGATTATATATCAAATTGTGGCAACAATACAACCCCTATGCACCCTCGACAGCTTGACAAGTATATTTGGTAGCTAATCTATTTCTATCTACTACATCTGGTGGAACTGCTAAAATGAGTTGTTCTGATTCGGTTAATGCTTTGATTACGCATTCATTCCAATTATCAAATGATTTGGGATACTCTACGGGTGGTGAACAAGTAAAGTCTAAGAAAGAGCATACATATAATGTTAGTACAAATTTCAATTAATCTCCCATTAAGTCCTTGCATTTAATATCAATTTTGGTATAAGAACTATTAATTAATAGGAGTATATCATGGAAGACAATGACAAAAAACCGAGCACACTTGAAAAGGTGGTAGAAAACTTAACGCACCCTGGCAGTAATATTCGAGAAGTGGATTTTAAAAAAAATCCTAACGATATTGTGCAAACATTAGGTGCAGAGACCGATGCTATTTTAATTACCTACAATAAACACGCAGGTGAGTTAAAACTTTATCATAATGGAGTTGAGATAGATAAAGCTGTCTTTGCTAAAACATTAAAAGCAGAAACAAGCTACTATGCTTTATTCGATTATGTACAAGAAAAGTTTAGATCTTGGAGAGATGCATGGGTGAACTAAAACTTAAGTCAAGCTCACACTTATTTAAAAAGTGGGTTATGAAAATGGATGATGTTTTAAGCAAAACGCATACACACAACATACAAGGTGATGCAACAACACAAGACTCAGAACATTTCAAAGAACAAAGGGGAAGATTAGCATCTACGAGTGTAGATGTGTATTCAGCTCCTGTGTATCCTGTAAACGAATGGTTAGCTACAGATTTTTTAGTTGATGAAATAGAATGTAGAACCTATGAGCAGGATCTTAACAAAGCAGACGGAGATCTTCAAAGATGATGAAACAATTTGGTTATTTCTGTTTATTAATAGTAATGTTGATAATACCACCAAAGTTATTTTTGTTATTAATAGCTGGGTTGTATTATTTTATAATGTATTAGGAGGACACATGAAAACAATAACAATACTAGCATTATTTTTATTTCTAACAGGTTGTGGATACACAATGAAGTTAGGTAAAAAATGTACACCAGGACATGATGAGTGGTCATATGTTTGGTTTATAGAAAAGGATGGTAACAATGTCAGCAGAGAGAACTGTACAAAGTAAAGATTGGCGAGAAAGAAGAATCGCTGCCATAAATAGACAAACCGATAAGTTTAAAGGCACTAGATCTGTGGCTGAATATTATGCAGATGAACACCTAAGAATTTGTCAAAGTAAATGTAAAACTAAAGCGGAGTATAAAAAATGGACACGAGAAAATGGAAAAGCGTAGCTGTTGATATAGATAACTATAAAATCATTACAGCTATGGGCGAGAAAGGTTTTAGAAGACCAGGGGCAATGATAGCAAAACTTGTTGATTCTGAACTTAAAACCATCGCTAAGAAAACAGGTAAATCAGTTGATAAACTAAGATCTGATTTACTAATACAGGGAGGGCGTAAACTCAATGGACGATAGTAGTGGCAAGAAAACAAAAGATGAAAAGATAACAATTGAGATAAATGAGTCTACTAAAGGTAAGACCCATGCCATGGCGATAGAACTAGCGCTTACATTAAGCAAACAGTTAGAACCGTGGAAGAGGCATGTAAAAGGGCTCACAATAAAGAAAAATAATAAAATTTTCAAAAAAGTATCTTAATCAAGATATTGTATGGCAGGTGTAAGAAAACACTTGATCTTGTGCCTGCCATTTGTTACAGATCACCTGTATTCCTCATAACCTAATGAAAAGTAGAGGTTTCAATCTACTTAGATTACCGAACAGCGAACAATTTTTTTTATTAATTTAAAAGGAGATTGTTTTGGCAGAAATAAAGAGAAAGCCATTAGAACAGGTGTTAGATCAAGGGTTAGAAAAGTTAGTGATGTCATGTCCTAACAAAAAAACCTATGATGAGATCACCTCAATAA